GGCTTCCTTATGAAGTCCCCAATTAGTTATGGTATTAAAGATGGATGTAAGATAACCACCACTCGACGTGCCATAGGGTCGACCATAGATCCAAAAAGAAATTATATGCCATGCGAGGAAATTAGCTAGTATCACATTTCGGTGAACTACACTACGATAGAGAAGAATAAGGAAATCAATAAATCGATCTCTCCATATATTCTTTATAGACAAATCGTAGTTGCTAAAATCTCCGGCAAGAACAAATCTATCTTCTGAACCTTTCAAATATGCATACAAATAACCCCAATCTTTAGAATGGGCATTAATGCATATACCGATAGGCGAGCGAACAGGATCTTTCGTCGCTTCGGTAAAGAACGCACCCAAATACATTCTTTGTATAACAAATGATGTGAAATCGCCTGAATCAAACAGCCGCGTCTCACACTTCGAGTTCTTTTCATGAGATCGAATCTCATCTTTTAATGTCATCTCGAATATGACAGGCATTATATCTCCATTCTCGAAGATCTTAAGATAATAGGCAATATCTTCTACAAGAAGAGGATGGAGTCTACGATTTCCATCAGCGTCGAAGCACAACGCCTTTCTAGTCAAACCGAGCTTTTTCCAACGGTAGCCAGCACTCGTAGTAAAATCAATAGCATCCATATACAATGGTATACCATAAATAGCTTCTTCTTTAGTAAGAACCTTCATTTTAGACAGATCGAAACTCTTAGGTAGGACATCCATATAGGAAAAAGGAGCATGATTGGTCCCAATATCAAATTGACGACCAAACTTTGACAAAGCCACATCGCGTGGAGATATCTTCTCTCCATCAATCACGACCGGCTTAAGATGGGCAGGTCCGTCCTCATTAGGCGGCAAAGGCGAATTCCAATAATAAAAGATAGACTCCACCAAGGACGTTTTATCGGGCATGAACACCGCCATCTTCTTAGGAACACAACCAAAGTTTGCCAATCCAGCAACACACTGCATCTGGACATCCTCTTGGACAGATATAGAAATAGGGTCATGAGTCTCAGGTTCGCCCTCAGTAAAGACCTCAAGGTCGGAACGAACAATCATGACTCCATAAGACCGTTGGCCTAAGACTTCACCACCCATATGGATAGCAATGACTTTACCAGTCTCTCGAAGAGAATAAGCCGTTCCGCACAGACCCAAACCTCCTCGGATTCCATGAAAAACCAAATCTGTCTGAAAAGCATAATCCGTAGTTCCAGACTCAGCTATTTGGCTTTCATAATTAAGCACTCTCTCCACCCTAAATCCTTGAGAGTCGGGTATAGGACGGAGAGCCTCGATACTCCCCCAATTGGGCAAAGCATCGGCAAAATAAGATACGATCTTTTTCTTCTCACAAAGACC